ATAAAGACTTCAAATTTGAAAACACTGTTTTCACTTTGGCACGCCCGCTTACGTCAAATAAAGATGGGCGTATTCAAGTGAAAAATTCAGGTCAACTTCCAACTAAATCAAAGTTGTGTTATATTGATGTACCCAATCCAAGCGCCATTGAAGTGTTGGAAACTGGGCGCAAATCTGTATCAACACAAGTGTCAAGTTTTATTCCCGCCGTACAAGAACCAGAAGTTCCAGCGGAATCTGATGAAGATGCCATGAATCGCATTGCCACTCGCTTTTCTATTCTAGAAAAAATGTCAAATGCCTGTGTTAGTAGTGATATTCGTGCCTTGATCGTATCGGGCCCACCGGGAGTTGGTAAATCATTTGGCGTTGAACAACAATTGTCAAAATACGAATCGTGGGACTTAATTGCTGGAAAAAAACCTCGTTACGAAATTGTCAAGGGCGCCATGTCAGCCTTGGGTTTATATGCCACTCTGTACAAATTTAGTGATCGTAAAAACGTCTTAGTGTTTGACGATTGTGATATTTTCCATGATGAAGATGCGCTTAACATTCTGAAAGCCGCATTGGATAGTGGCAAACGTCGCAAGATTTTCTGGAACACTGACTCACGTAAACTTCGTGAAGAAGGAATTCCACCAAGTTTTGATTTCAATGGTAGTGTCATTTTCATCACTAACTTGAATTTCAGTACAGCTCGTGGTAAAATTGCCGCTCACGTTGAGGCACTCCAATCACGTTGTCACTATCTGGATTTGACCATTAACACTGTACGTGATCGTATGTTACGTATTCGTCAGGTTCATCGTGATGCTGATGGTGGTTTGTTCAATGAATATGATTTTGAATCCAATGAGGGTGATCAAGTTTTGGATTTCATGTGGGAAAATCGTAGTGTTCTTCGTGAAGTATCTTTACGTATGGCACTTAAAATTGCCGATCTGATGAAAGTGGATTCAACTGATTGGAAAAATCTCGCTATGAATACATGTACTACCAATAGCTAGTTTTATCTAGTGTCAAAAAAGCCCCTTAATTGGGGCTTTTGTTTGCCTAATCACTTGACATAGTATAATAAGATAAGTATAATACTTACTATGAGACAGTGTAAATTAATAATTAAAGATGAAGTAAACGTAAAAATTGAAGACTTGGATGTTGTTGATCGTAGAGCGTTGGTCAAAATGTTTGAGTATGAAATTCCTGGCGCACGATATCAACCAAGTGTCCGATTGGGTCGTTGGAATGGGAAAGTATCCTATTTTCAATTGAGTGGATCCACATACATTAATCTATTACCCGATATACTAGAATATCTAGATCAACGAAACTATGATGTTGAACTAATAGATACTAGAGATTATAATACCACATTCTCATTTGATTTAGTAGATGAACATACATTTGATGGTAAATTCTGGCCCAAAGGTCATGAACGTGAAGGTCAACCTGTAATTCTACGTGACTATCAAATTGCAATTGTCAATAACTTTTTGGCCAATCCACAATCATTACAAGAAATTGCCACTGGTGCTGGTAAAACTCTTATGACTGCCGCTCTGTCTTATAGAGTAGAACCATATGGTAGATCAATTGTAATTGTACCAAACAAAGATTTAGTTACACAAACAGAGGCAGATTATATTAATTTAGGTCTAGATGTTGGTGTATATTATGGTGATCGTAAAGAGTTTGGTCGTAAACATACAATATGTACATGGCAAAGTTTAAACAATCTATTGAAGAATACCAAAGACGGTACGGCAAATATAACTATTCAAGAATTTATTGAAGATGTAGTATTGGTTATGGTAGATGAAGTTCATATGGCTAAGGCAGATGCTCTTAAGACATTACTTACTGGTGTATTCTCACAGATACCAATTCGTTGGGGATTAACCGGTACAATTCCCAAAGACAAATATGCTTATGCTGCTTTAATGGTTAGTATTGGTTCAGTAATTAATAAATTATCAGCCTCAGAGTTACAAGAAAAGAATGTATTATCCAAGTGTCATGTTAACATTGTACAACTACAAGATGAATTAGAATTTGGTGATTATCAATCTGAACTTAAACATTTACTTGAAGATAGAAATAGACTTGATGCTCTTAGTTTGATTATAGAAAAGATTATTGAAACTGGTAATACATTGATCTTGGTTGATCGTGTGGCTGCTGGACATGAATTGGCTGCTAGAATACCTAATAGTGTATTTCTGAGTGGTAAAGATAAAACAAAAGTTAGAAAAGTTGAGTATGATGAAGTAGCAACCAGTGATGATAAAGTAATTATTGCCACATATGGTATTGCTGCAGTTGGACTTAACATACCAAGAATTTTTAATTTGGTTATGGTTGAATCTGGAAAAAGTTTCACAAGAGTTATTCAGAGTATTGGACGTGGTATTAGAAAAGCGGAAGATAAAGATTTCGTTCAAATTTGGGATCTAACCAGTAGTTGTAGATTTGCTAAACGTCATTTAACTAAACGAAAAGAGTTTTATCGTGAAGCAAACTATCCCTTCACGATAGAGAAATTCAAATATAGATGATTATGACAAATATCCATAATCACTTGACAAATCATCGCCTATATAGTAAAATGTTTACTATTGGAGAAATAAAATTAAGATTTTAACATTAGACAATTGCTCTTACAATCTGGAAAATCTACCAGAAGAAATAGATGATCTTAGATTTGCCATATTAGATAATAGTAATCCACAAAATGTAGATTATCATTATATTCCTCTAATATTTTTAGAAAGTTTTAATAGTCCGGCATTAGTATTACGTATTGGAGATTGTACTATTAAGATGCCGTTAGATTGGCAAATTCTTATTGGTGAAAGTGAGATGGGTGATTTAGAAACTCTACCATTAACCAGTATCAATGATCGTGGATTTAGAGCATTTGAATTTAATCCATTAAGTGGATTTAGACCCAGTTTTCTTGACATTGAAATCTTAGATGTGTATCATGATGTAACATGGTATGCACCTAGATTAAAGAATGGACAATTCTTATGTGTACCAATTGAAGAAGATCAAAAACCACGTTGTATATATTTTGTAAAAGAAATCAGTCGTAATTGTGAAATTGTGGACTACTCACAGGCATTTTAATGGCAACTAAAAAACCAGCAGTTTCAGTAGATGAGAAATTTACCAATCAAGACTTTGATTTATTTAAAGCACTATCTGCTATTGATTCAAAGAATTATAACTGGTATAAAAATCTTACTGAAGATCAGAAAAAGAAATTTGTACCATATATGATGACTCATTGGGTTAGTTCTGTAACAAAAAATGGGCCAGTGGCAGAATATTATTTGGGTAGTACAAACGAATATGTTAATAAATATTTGTTTAACGAACATGTTAAAGATCATCCTGAATTACAATGGTTAATGTTATGTTCTGCTAGTCCAGGAATTGGTAATCAAAAACACGCTTGGATTCCACATATGAAACCAAAAGTGATTGAGTTAAAAGATAAAGCAGTTAAAAAAGATGTTAAAGAATACTTTTCTAAAATATATTCTGGATTAAAGCCTGATGTATTAGAAGAAGTCAGTGTTCAATATACTAACACACAACGTCATTTATTCAAATTGGCAGAAATGTTTCCTAATATGAAACGAGCAGATTTGAACTTAATGGGCGAACTAATATCAGAAGAAGATATCAAAGACTATGAAAGAGAAAGTGGAAACTGAACAGTCAGAAGAATATCGCTGTGAACATTGCAAAAGAAATTTTGTAAAACCTGGCAATTTGCTCAAACATTTATGTGAGCAGAAAAGACGTTGGCAAGAAAAAGATAAACCCGCTAATAGAATTGCATATGAATCTTGGCTTAAATTCTATAAAACAATTCAACCATTTAAAAAGAAAAAGGAATATATTGACTTTATTGGCAGTGCTTATTATGTTGGTTTTGTCAAGTTTGGTTTGTATTGTGTAGAAGCTTCAGTAGTTGATCCACTAGGATATGTGAACCAACTACTTAAAGATAATACACCACTAGATAATTGGAATAGTGATAAAGTATATACAAAATATTTGATTCTACATCTTAGAAGTGAAGATGGTATGTTAGCTGTCAAACGTTCAGTAGATAATATGTTAACACTAAGCGAAAATGAAAATCTACAATTACGTGATGTATTTAAATATGTTAATGTAAATAAATTATGTTATCAGATAGTCAATGGTAAAATTAGTCCATGGATGGTATATCAAAGTAAAACTGGTGTAGAATTTTTAAGTAGATTAAATGATGATCAACGAAATCTTATCTATCCATATATTGATCCAGAACGTTGGAATATTAAATTCAAACGTGATAATGAAGAAACAAAAATGATTAATTCAGTTATTGCTCAAATTGAGGGTTTATGAAATTTAGTGCCGATATTGATTTAGATTTTGGTGATCGTAATATATTATTAGAACATATTGAATATACTAGTGCGGCTATGAGAAATGTATCACCCATTCGTAAACATGGTAGTGGTATATATGTAACTGATATACCCTATGATTCTTCTTATGATATGACTTCAATTGATTATACTGAATGTGAAAATCGTGGATATATTAAATTAGATTTATTAAACGTTTGGTTATATAAACTAATCAAAGATGAATCGCATTTAATTGAATTGATGAAAGAACCAAATTGGTTAAAATTACAAGATCGTGAATTCTTTGACAAATTGATTCAGATTGGTAATTCTTATCATTATGAAACTATGTTAAAAATTCCAGAACCAATTAATAGTATACCAAGATTATCTATGTTTATTTCATTGATTAGACCAGGAAAAAAACATTTAATTGGTAAAACATGGAAAGAGATTAGTAAAACAATTTGGGATAAAGATGAAGAAAGTTATTCATTCAAGAAGTCACATTCCTGTGCTTATGCTCATTTGGTAGGAATTCATATGAATTTGTTAGAACAAGATCCAACTGTACATCAATTATCAGAGCATCTTTTTAACTAGAGTAATACTTCTACGTTTAATTCGTTTTTTTGCCAGTTCATTTAAACTGGTTGTTGGGCCATGTAATACATTTAACCCTTTATTATTGAATGTTTTTAGATAGGGTCTGAATACTGACCAATCATCTCTGAGAAATATATTAATTGGTATCAATCTATTACTTTCCCACCACCAATTTTCACCTAATTCTAAGAATAATATCTTTAAATCATGTTCAACAATACTACCATAGTCATACAATGTAGTAACAACATCATCTTTATTTTGTATAATCCCAACGTATTCTAGATTTGCATAGGTACAAACCGTAATGAACGGGTGATTCGCGCTTAATTTCTGAAAAAATTCATTGACCATGTATTGATAAATAATCTATAGAGTAAAGGACATATTATTGTGACAGCTCAGACACAAGTTTATTTATACAATCAACGCCAGCTGGTGGTTTTATTGGAACGTTCACCAGATGGCGCACAAAGGAGTTATGAAAAAGTGTATTCTAAAGACCTAATAATCAGTCGCGGCGTGGACAATCTGCTTGAATTTTCGTTCATCAATCAAAATCAAAAACCAGTTAATATTAGTGGTAAAGTTATAACTTGCAGAATATTGAACGCTGATGGCACTGCTATTCTTATACAAAAGACATTAACACCAGTGCTACCAGTTACTGGATTAACCAGTTTATCATTAACTAAAGATGATATTGAAAACATTAATACTCAATATTGTTATTATAGTTTAGAAATACCAATTGATACATTTGACTATCCAGTATTTGTAGATAGTCAAGGTGGTGCACGTGGTATAATTAGAATTGTTAATAGTGTATTACCATCATTTGTACCAAGTAAAGTAGTAACTATTCCAAGTCATGTACCACCATTAAGTTCAGGTCAACCAGTGACATACTATAGTAGTTATATTAATACGGCTGAAGCTCCTGTATTATCACTTCAAGTAACTTTTGAAAACTTTACTGGTAATATTCAATTACAAGGTAGTACTCTTGGAGATTTTAGTTTATGGTATCCTCTTGCTGCTTCAGTTAGTTATACAGCAGAAACAATCACTGAAGGATTTAATGTTCAAGGATATCATCCTTTTGTTAGAATGATGATTGTCAATACTGGAACATATCCAGTTATACCAAATACTAGTTTTCTTCAAGGTGATGTAGTAGAAATATTGGCTAGATAAGTATCCAATACAATTGATTTTTTTCACAGGTCATAGTATAATATACTATGACTTTTATTTTTTATTAATATGACCAATACTGTAATTGAAACCATCATAAGTTTATGGCAAAATGGAAGACGTATTAAACGTTCGGCAGGAGGTTGGTTGTCTGGTAATGGTGTATGTTGTCATCATAATGGTGAAACTGCAGATACTCGTGGTCGTGCTGGTTTAATAATCAGTGATGAAAAAGTAAATTACAGTTGTTTCAATTGTGGATTTAAAACTGGTTATTCATCTGGTCATTTATTATCAGAAAGATTCAAACAATTATTAGATTGGATGGGCGCAGATCAACCTACTATTGATCGTCTAATGATGGAAACATTGAAAGTTCGTGAAGATAATACTCTAGCCAGATTCAGTAAAAAGTCAAACTTCTTCATGGCTAATTTTCATTCAGTAGACTTACCAGAATATAGTGAAAGAATTGATTCTACTGATGCTACTCATCAAGTATATATTGATTATTTAAAATCTCGTTCTATTGAATTAGATGATTATAGATTTTATATTACACCAGAGGCGGAAGGAAGAAACAAAAATAGAATAATTATTCCCTATTATTATCAGGAACAATTAGTTGGTAATACTAGTAGATTTCTAGATGATCGTAAGCCTAAGTATATATCCGAACAACAACGTGGTTTTGTTTTTAATATAGATGGTCAACAAAAAGATTGGGAAGTTTGTATTGTAGTTGAAGATCAGTTTGA